AAAACTTTCAATTCCCAGCTAGATCGGTAAATTATATTATCCGGATCACCAAGATACTTATCTCGATTTTTTATTTTATACTTGCCTTGGTGGTATTTTCTCATAATATGATCTTATAAATATGGGTAATCGAACTATTTATAAGAGATTTACAATGGCTATATTCACACAGATTGGTGGCATTTCAACAAGCAGTATAACCAATGTACTTAAAGGTCCATTGTCTAAACTATTTGGTTCAAAAATGGGAACTACAAATTATAGATATCCCGAAAACTTGACAAACGATACATCTCGTATGCACTTTGTACAGTTTGAGATATTCAATATAATGCCTGTAGCTTTTACGGAAGAAGGATTAACCAATATAGTAAAAGACAAATTCACACAAGCAACAACCAATACTACAGGCTTAACAAAAATATCCAACAGCGCAAAGAGACAAACAACATCTACTATAAGTTTGTATATGCCAGACACATTAAACATGACGTATGACAACAACTATGATACCGTTAATTTGACTCTAGGTGCACAACTTGCGGAAAAGGCAGGTCAGTTAAAAGGGTTATTTGAAAAAAACAACTCTAGTGCGGTGGACACCATAAAATCATTTGTAGCAACTGATCCTTGGGTTCAACAGTTATTAGTAAGTCAGATAGCCGGAAAAGACAACAGAGATTTATTATTAAAAGCTGAAGGTTATGCATATAATCCACAAATTCAGATGATATATCGTGGTAATAATTTTAGAAAATTTCAGTTTGAATTTATAATGACAGCTAAATCTAAAGAGGAATCTGACCAAATTACCGCAATATGTAATGCATTTATCTTTGCATCTACACCAAGTGTAACTCCTGGTGCTGGTATGTTTTATATACCACCTTCAGTGTTTAATGTTAAACTAATGATGGCCGAAAAATCAAATCTTAGTGGACTATCCGCGATGTTACAGAAAGCTGGCAATAGTTTAGTTCCTGGTCTGGATATAGGTTCTAAAATTGGGTCAGCAATGGGTGGATCTAAAGCCAAAGTAAATGACAGGCTGTTTAAGACTGGAGATTGTGTGTTGGAGAATGTAAATGTTGATTATGCTCCAGGAGGTTGGTCCGCACATTCTGATGGTGCACCACTACAAACAAGACTAACTTTAAATTTCAGTGAAATTGAAATATTACATAGAGGAAGACTTTCTTCGGGAGCAGTTAGATAATGAAATTCTTTAGATCATTTCCAAATTTGATGTATAATAATGAACTTCTTACGAATTTATTAGTTCGTACAGATTTACTACCAACATTATCGGATAATTCAGCATTGTTTTACAAGTATGATTTTCAGGAAGGTGATACTCCAGAAATATTAGCATCAAAATACTATGATGATCCATACCGATATTGGTTGTTTTTATATGGTAATAATGTTATGGATCCTCAATGGGATTTGGCATTATCATCAACAAATTTTAATGCATATTTAGATTCCAAATATAAGGTTGCAGCTAACGCAAATAACCAAACGGTGTTGGAGTACACACAAACAAATGTTATATACTATTATAAGAATATTTCAACAATAGACTCCTATTCAAAGACCACATCATCAGATGATTATCAAATCGATCTTGAGACATATCTTGCATTACCACAAAGCCAAACAATTGTAATATCTTTGGGTGGTGGACTTACATCCACACTAATAACATCCAAATTCGAACAAAATATATATGACCACGAACTACAACTGAATGAGGACAAAAGAAGTGTTAAGATTATGAATTCGAGATATGCTAAGGAAATGGAAGATCAACTTACATCGTTACTGGCGTCATAATTATGACACAGACAATGCCATCTTTACAGAGCACGGAATCCGGTGAAGGAATACAAAAACACAAAGATTATAACCTAAAATCAATCACATTATTGTCAGCAGGAAGCGAAACTTTAGATTTGAAATCTGTTATGGTCGAATTATCTTTTTTTGAAGACATATACAGTCATTCTATATCCGGCAATCTATTGATAACTGATGCCTTGGGGATCATAGAAAATGCACAATTACATGGCAATGAATATATTAGAATATCTTTTGCTAAAGCTGCTTCGGACGGTAAGTCTATTACCATAGACAAAATATTTAGAATTTATAAAGTTTCAGCTAGGCAAAAACTAAAAAATGATATTTCTGAAGGATATATCATAAATTTTTGTTCTGATGAAGTGATATTATCCGAACAGTATATCATAAGTAAATCATATCCAGGAAAAACTATTAAAGAGATCATAACAGATATTTTGGAGAACCATTTAAAAGTACCAAAAGATAAGTATGATACCCAAAACATTCAGGATACATTAGGAACATATAGTCTCATTGTACCCAACTTTAAACCATTTGAAGCTATACAATGGTTATCCACTTACGCTAGACCAGCCGACACATCATCAATTGGTTCTGATATGTTGTTTTTTGAAAATGCTAAAGATGGTTATGTGTTTGCATCCATGCAAACTCTGTTTTCTCAAAAACCATTTTACACATTTCAATTCAGCGCTAAAAATCTTCCAAGAGGAGATTTCGACAATGATGATGAATATTTCTTTAATGTGTTATCATACTCATATGAAAAATCATTCGATGTGTTAAATGGTGTGCAGATGGGTATGTTTGCAAATAAATTAATATCACTGGACATATTACAACATTCAATGACCATTACAAAATTCAACTATAATGAAGACACCAAAAATTCAAAATCACTTAACCCAAATCCTGTGGTTAATAATTTGAAAAATAGGTTTGGTGATACATTATACGAAACTCCTGATGCGTTATCAAGACTAGCATTAACTAACGCTAACCAATATGATAATCCATATATAGCAAAAAATCCAGGTTCAGTTTCTCAGGATATATTTGCAGAAACATTCCTGGTTAAACGAAAGTCTCAATTAGCTATCAATAACTACAATAGATTGAAACTCGTTGTTTCGGGTAATCCAACAATCTCGGTTGGTCAAGTTGTTGTTTTTAATATAAATTCAAATAACACTACTGGTGGCGATGCAAAAAATACATTCTACTCCGGTAAATATTTAATATCATCAATTAGACACACCATACACACATCCGGTTATAATACAATCATCGAACTCATTAAAGATAGTAATGCCAAACCATACAATAGTGTTGATAACGATTCTCAAATTTGGAAAAATACTGTGGCGGGAGTTAAGAAATAATGGATAACGCATTTTTAGGAAAGAATGGTTTTAGTTGGTGGGTTGGTGTTGTTGAGGATAACAAAGATCCGTTACGAGTATCCAGATGTCGTGTTAGGATTTTTGGATGGCATACCGAAGATAAGAATCTAATACCCACGGAAGATTTACCGTGGTCACAAGCATCTTTACCAGTTAACAATTCTTTATCATTTTCAGTGCCACAAATTGGTGAATGGGTGACTGGACATTTTCTTGATGGTGAGGCTGGACAATTTCCAATTTATACTGGTGTATTACCTGGTGTTATAGCACACAATAATATAAAAAATCCAGACACAGGATTTAATTCTGCACAGACTGCTGGTCCTTCTCCAGCAAAAACCACACAAGCAAAAGATGGTAGTGGTTCTGTAATCAAAAGTGAACCATTCGTTTCATTTCCAATATCTAGTGGTATACCAACAACCAACTTAGAAGCAATGCATTTGGAAAAAGCAAAACCATTAAGTGTTACTGATAAGATTGATACCAAACTTAATGATATATTTGGTCCTAGAGCTGCATCAACAGGTGACAAGATAACAACAGCAGTTTTAGCTGTTGCTGCCACATCACCACCACCAACTCTAATAAATCCCGATGGTACACTCTCATCCAAACCTAAATGTGGACCGGACAGTGACTCATTATTAGGTGATATCAATAATCTCGTAACAAAAGCTGGAGACCTTTTAGCTGATACTGAAAAGTTTATCAATGAAGGTATTGATAGTGCTGCAGCATCAGCAGCATCAAGTCTTGGTATAACATCCGGATTAAATGCTGTTAGTGGTGCAATTGATACTGCAGCTGGAGCTGCAGCGAAAGGTGTTGGTGCTATAACCAAAATGATGACTACAGCTGAAGACACAATAGCAAAAGGATTATCAGACCTTACCAAAATTGCTGCTAAATATGAAAAGGAAGCGTTAGATTCATTAAACAAAAAGATTGACGATCTATCTAAAGATAGTGGTGCTATAGGGTGTTATATTCTGGGTAGTATTACACCACCTGCGGCAAAAATCACAACAATATTGCCGGTCATAGTTGATCCGGCAACAAAAACGGCTCAAGCTGTCGTTGGTGCAGTAACTTACCCATTACCGGTAGCACATGATCTACCTGCGGTTATACCGTTGCAACAAATACCAAGCGCACACACAAAATCACTGGAGAATACAATTGAGATATGGAAACAATCTGTATTATTGCTATTCAGTCCACTATTGACATCATTTAATAATTTGCTAGCAGGTAAATCTGTTGGAATGACAGATATACAAAACATAAACAGAAATTTGCCAGTATGGAATGACCTAGAATCTCAAATAAAAATAATACCTAAGACATATGGACTACCTGAGATTGAATCGGAATTAAATACATATTGGAAACCGTATAATACAGAAATGCGTGCGGCCGAAAACAAAATGCCTAAGGGATAGATCATGACACAACCAACAATATCATCATTAAAAACAGCATATGCGGAATCATTAATGCAAGGTGCAAAGTTAACCGAATGTAAAGACAACCTAAGAACAAAATATGTTCCTAAAGGAGAACATATTAAAGCTGCTGTTGATCCCAATAACCTGTTTAGTCAGCCTGATGTTCCATATGACGCTTCATATCCATATAATAATGCGACAAGAACACCATCAGGTCACTTGTTTGAATTAGATGATTCTCCTGGAAGTGAACGCATAAATATACAACATAGAACAGGAACATTTCAAGAAATACATCCTGATGGTGGTAAAACTGAGAAAATTGTTAATGATAATTTTCAAGTTGTCGTAAAAGATAACAGAGTTTATATCATGGGCAATCACCAGCAATCTATTCAAGGTGATGTTAAAGTATATATTCAAGGTAATGTAAAAGCGCAAATAGATGGTGACATTGACCTAAATGTAAAGGGTAATTTCAATATGGATGTTGAAGGTATATTTGCAGCTAAGGCGTCTAGTTGGACTTTTGTCGGTCCAGTTAGTATCGCTGGTATATTAAATGTTGCTGGTAATTTTTTATGCCAATCTAGTATTGTTGCAAATCAAACTATCAAAGCATTAATAGATTTGATCGCTGATAGAAATTTAGTTGTTGGTTATGATACTGCAATAGGTAGAGACACCACCGTTGGTAATACTATTGTTGCACAAAACAACATTACATCGGTAACTGATGTATTTGGTGGTGATGCTAAAATTAGTCTAGTTAATCATACCCATCCAGACCCACAGGGTGGTAGCACAAGTAAACCACAATAACATAAATAGACCATGGCCACATTAAAAAAAATATACTCAGACTTAGATTTAACATTTACACGTAATCCAGTAACTGGAGATGTGTCTATGAGTTACGATGAACAATCGGTTATACGTTCAGTTCGTAATCTGTTAATGACGAATTTCTATGAACGACCATTTCAACCTACACTAGGTTCAAATTTAAACGCATTCCTGTTTGAACAAATTAGCGCTATTACAGCTAGTTCAATAGAGACTGAAATAAAAAATGTGGTGAACAATTTTGAACCAAGAGTTTCTATCGATAATGTTGAAGTTGTGGCTATCGAAGACGCTAATGCTTTTTATGTTAATTTGAGTTTTTATATTGGCAACAACACATCGCCTTCCGAGGTTAACATTCTACTGGAGAGAACTCGCTAATGGCAAGTGCAAATAGTAACGTACAAATGACAGGTTTAGATTTTCAAGATATAAAATCTAACATGATTAGGTTCATGCAAGGCCAAGATACATTTAAAGATTATAACTTCTCCGGTTCAGGTCTTTCGGTATTGATGGATATCTTAGCATATAACACACAATACAACGCTTACTATTTGAATATGGTAGCTAATGAAATGTTTCTGGATACTGCATTACAAAGAAGTTCAGTAGTGTCTCAGTCAAAGGTATTAGGATATATACCAAAATCATCAATATCACCTACGGCGACAATCAACGTAACTGTATATGGTGTTACACAATCATCACTAACACTAGACAAGTTTACACCGCTAATATCAAGAGCAATTGATGGTGTAAATTATACATTCTTAACAGATGATACACTAACAGTTAATACCCAATCAGGTACAGCATTGTTTGAAAATGTTATAATCAAACAAGGAACACCATCAAAGTACTCATTTGTGGTCAGTACAGCATCAAACCCAAAATGTATTTTTGAAATACCTGATGTTAATATAGACACATCATCATTAACAGTATCAATACAGCAATCTAGTGTTAATACGAATACCAAAGTGTTTCAGTTGGCTACCACACACCTAACATTAGACGGAACTTCTAAGGTATACTTTTTGCAAGAAGGATTGTCGGGTAACTATGAAGTATATTTTGGTAATGGTGTACTAGGACAAAAGTTGATGGACGGAAACATCGTCAGAGTTAGTTATATTTCAACCAAAGGAACAGCTGCACATGGTGCTAATAACTTTTCTTTAATCCAAGGAATTGGTGGGTATGCAAACACGACAATAGTATCAGTAACAGCTGCGACAAACGGTAATGAAAAAGAAACAATAGAATCCATTAAATATCAAGCACCTAAATCATTCTCTTCACAAAATCGTGCAGTAACAAAAGATGATTATATCACAGTTATACAACAAAATCAATTAGGTCTAACATTTGATGCGGTTAATGTCTGGGGTGGTGAAGAAAATGATGTTCCTGTTTTTGGTCAAGTGTTCATATGTTTGAAACCAGCTGGCGCATACAATATTACAGAAACACAAAAACAAAGATTGATCCAAGAAGTCATTAAACCTATTAGTGTAATGACTGTTAGTCCGACAATTGTGAATCCTGATTACACATACCTGAAACTGAATATCAATGTTATCTATGATCCCAATAAGACAACACAAACATCTGCGCAAATAGAATCTGGAATTAAATCAGCAATATATGGTTTTGCTAATGCAACACTGAACACATTTAACTCAACATTCAACTCATATGAATTGATGAAAACAGTTCAAGATTATAGCAACTCTATAATCACTAGTGAGTATGATTTAAAATTACAGAAGAAATTCTTTCCGAGTTTAGTTACACCATCAACATATAAATTATACTATAATACTCCATTAGATAAGGGTATGTTCTTGAGTGGTGTGTCCAGTTCACCATCGATACAATTTAGAGACCCATCAAACTTAGTTAATATTATTGATGGGATATATG